GATAAATCGTATCTAGCTGATCTTCAATACTTGGATATTCTGCTTTACGTTGTGACTTATATGAATTATTCTCCAAGTCCCATGCAGCTATTAATGCAGCAAGCCCATCTGTGCATTCTTTTTCTGTTGGTTTTGTACTACCATCTAAAATTGTTAAATTTGCATAAATTTTATTTTTAGAATCTGTCCAAGTAAACCAGCAACCTGATTTGAGTCCAACTAAATAATCTTCTATGTGATTTGGTCTGCCTGATGGATATTCCATTATGTATCTCCTAATCTAATAAATGCGAGAGATGTTCGGTTTTGAGTCGTACTTCCATGAATAAATCTTCCAGCAGTTGATACAGCTTGTTGGTCAAAATAAACTCTTGCTCCTGATGAACCAGTTTCCGTAACATCTACAAGGCACTGACTAAATCCTCCACCATAACCACCATTAGCAGATACATTTGCCCATGCCGCAGCTACTCCATCATAAGATGACGACCCGCTACCTCTAAATTGTGTTGCAATAAAACCCCAACCAAAAGCATATTGACCATAAAGAACAAGTGATACATTAATAAGCCATTTTCCTGTTGATGGGAAATGAAAATATTCACCAGAGGAGTTATAAGTCATACCTGTTCCAATAAAAGTTGACTCTGCATCATCTGCACGTTCCCATGCGGTAAGTGTAGAAAGTGCACCTTGACTTGCTTGAACATCCTGAGTAAGTCTCCATATATCTGCTTCAGTTATACCAGCAGATACAGTCCCCCATTGTGGAGCAGCACTAGCACCTTGAGATAATAATGCTTGACCAGAAGTTCCATAATTAGCTCCAGCTACCCCTAGTTGACCAGCAGCACCTACTTTAAATCTTGACGACCCACCAGTGCTTAAATCGATAACATCTGATCCGAAATTTATTCCTGTATTAGCATCTGTTCCTGTTAACGCTGGTGCGGAAGCTGATCCATCAACTCCAGAAATACCAGTAGTGCCGTTAATGTTTAAAGCCATAATTAAAGAATAACAAGAGTTGCACCAGATGGCACAGTTACAGTGACACCCGAATTTATTATAGGGCTAACTGTATGTGCGTTTTTATTGGCAGTTAAAGTATAAGATGTCGTTACATTTTGATCTGATTCAAAAAACACTTCATCATTACCTCCTCCCGTAGCTCCAGCACCGCCTCCTACAGCAGTGAACTCAGATCCATTATATATCTCAGCAGAACTGGTCGTATCATTAAATCTAAAGTCACCTTTTGAGGGTGAACCAGGTCTTTGTGCAGTGGTTCCAACAGGTATCTGTAAAGCTGTTGTGTAATTATGTACAACATCTCCAGTAAATGTTGCTCCTGATAATGGTGCATGACCAAAATTTGCTTCGTTTATCTTTCCAAGAACAACATAAGTTGCTGTATCTCCTGAGACTGATGTAGCTATTTTTAATTCGTTAGTGGATGTATTTATATGAGGTTGAAATTGAGCTATATTTGCTGCACCACTTGGATCGCTACTTCCAGAACTTATTGTTCTTAATGCTTGAAATATTTCATTTAATTTTGCACGAACCGCAGCACCCGTTCCATTGGCTGACTGATAATTATTACCCGTTTCGCTGGTAGTAGAGCCTGGTCTAGCCATTTAAAAAAGTAACATTGAACCTATTCTAACTTGCTTTACCAAATCCGACAGCTTGATAGGTGAAATTTCTATCAACTGAAGCATTTGAAGAGTTTTTGAAGTGAACAGTGAATCCTGTTCCAGAAACATTTGATATTTCAAAAAAGTCTCCAGATCCCATATTTTGTGCAGTAATACCAACTGAAGGCAATATGCTATTTGCTCCACCTTCGGTATTAGCAGTACCAACAAAGAAAGGATGTTGGAACGTAACTGCTTTTGCTCCTGCTCCACTTGCTATAGTTGAAGGACTTTGCTCAGTTCTTCTTTGCATAGAAGCTGTATAACCTAATTGAAATACTCTAATATCTTGTGCTGGATCATCACTTGTTAAATTGACCTTAAATTGAAAACCTCTCCCTTTATAAGTTCCATTTGTAAAAGTTTGAAAACTAGAATAAGTAGGAGATCCAGTATTGGGATTATCTTGTGTAACTCGTACTAACATCTCTGCGTTTACTTCTGTTGCAGTTAAACCTTCAAAGTCTCCTCTTGCATCCAAATCTGGTATCGAATCAAATAGATCAGATGGGAAAAATGCTTCTGTTAAGAAATGACGCTTGAGATCAAGACTAAATACATCCCCCAAATCTAAAGTAGTACCTCCTGCCGTTCCACCAAACTCATAAGTACCTAATGGTGCAATGCCTCCCACATCATCTATAGAATTTTCTGCATCAAAATCAGTAATACTATCAAATTGTCCTGTACCAGTTAAGTTAAGAGAATTTGTTGTTGCATCAAAAGCAACACTGGTTTTTGTGCCTTGAAACTTTGGAACATCTAAATCTTCTCTTCTTGTCTGAATAAGTTTTGCATCTAAAGTATCTGGTAAATCAATAATTACACTCGCTTCACCATTACTGAATCTACCACCATCATCTTGAAATTTTAAAATATATTCTCCTTCAAGTAATGGAACATCAGCACTTGTTGTATTGCCAGCTAGTGCTTTTACTAAATCTGTAGCATTTGAAAAAGTGCCCGATCCATCAGTTTTCGTAGAATGTCTTACATAAACACGACCACCATGAGTAACGTCTAAATCTGTTGCTAAATTCCAACGTAATCTCATCTGTTTATCATTTATTGGTTCACCTGTAAGTCCAGTAACATCAGCAGGAACAGCAGTTTTACCGATAGTTGTAAAAGTCGATGTAGATGCAGTAGCACTAGGTTCTAATGCAGCATTTAAACTACGAACAGATACTTCATAAGATCCTACTTTTGTATTAAATATTTCAAAATCAGGACTGCTTGTTGTAGCTGAAACAATATTATTATCATCAAATCTATAGTTAACCATATAATTTGAGACACCAGTTACAGGCTGCCATCTAATAATTAATTTAGATACAGGTTGATTATTAATTAGAACAATCACTTCATCTGCTGATAATCCAGTAGGAGGAGGTTTAAGAAGATTTAAAACTGATATTTGTTGTGGTGTTATTGTTTCTCCATCTTCAATAAATGCGTATTTTTCATCTACATAAGCTAAAGCAGAAACTCCATATCTAACACCATCATTCTCTTCAACAGACATAACTCTGAATGATTGAGCAGAAACAGTATCATTTTCAAGCAACCAAACACTATTAGCATTTGGAGTAGCACTAAATGGACTAGAAGAATCAATACTAATTACTTTTCCCGATATTTCAGTTACATTTTTAGTTTCAACAGTTCCATTTGGCATTATCACACTCAATTTAGGATTATTTTCAGCAGATAAATCAGTTGCACTTGAATCATCTACAGTTATCTGGGTTGTTGTGGCACTAGCAATTCTTCCTCCTCTTCTTACTCCTGATCTTGCTGGATCGGCAATGCTGATAATCGCTCCAGGTCTGACAACTATGCCTGACTCCATTGATACAGAAAAATTTACAGCCTCAGTTTCTCTTTGTTCAGCAAATAACATTGCCTTTGCAAATCTTCGAGCTTGTCCTCTACTTGTGCAACCTAATGCTTTTACTCTTTTGACATGAAGCCCATACTTGTTTTTATAAGCTGCCTCTGCTTCTACTTCTTCATAATCTAAATCTCTAGTCTCCATATTGAAATATGAGACTGCTATAACTGTGCTTCTAGTTTTTAAACTGCTTCCTGTATAACTAAAACCTTCTGGCCCAACATTAGCTAACGTAAACAAATAACTTGGATCTTTTGGACTGTCTTGAGTAAGAAGTAACGCTCCTTCAGACCAGATTGGAATACATCTCATTATTCCTGATAAAGTTCTTATGACATCAAATGCTTCTACACTTGTCTGAATATTTATATTGCAAGCAAATCTAGCTTCCTGTCCACCAAATCCATCTGATACAAGAGTATTAGAAAACTTACTGGCAGTTACAAAAGAAAATAAATCTAAATTACTATCAATAATATGATTACCTAACCCATATCTAGTGTTAGTAAGTAAGTCAAGAAGTATCATCGCAGGGCACGTTGTCCATTGAGCAGCACCCATTACACC